CAACCAAGGACAAAAATTGAACGACCTAATCATCAGCAACATCAACACGGCTTTAACCACTGTAAAGCCTGAGTACAACGTTATGTTGAGCAACATTGACGCTAAGATGCCAGCGGTGGTGCGTGACACCAGCAACTTCCACAAAAGCCATTCGCAGTTCATGCAGGTGACCTTGGACGTTACTGCCATAACCCCAATCCGTAGCATAAAACATACACTTGCTGAAATTGATCGTACCCGCGCCGCCCTTCAAGAAGCCTACATCAACATGCGTAAAAAGCAGGTTGAGATGAAGAAGAAAGAGCGCGACCTTGATGCCTGCACTGACGCGCTTGATCGTGAGATGCTTGAGATTGAGATTCTTGAACTAGGTTCACACCTTGATGGCACACAAAACGCAGTCAACGGCGCTATCCGTAAGATGAACTTTATGGTCAACCAACACGCTCAGTTGCTGGAAGCTGTTGGCAAGAACGAGATTACCGAAGAAGACTACGAGAAAGAAGAATCCCGCTATCACATCATGACCTGTATGAAGCAAGCTTTAAACGCCGCACGTTCACGCAATGGCATGATTGACGAAGGCAACCTGATCTATTTGTTTGACTTGGGTATTAACGCCGCTCAAGCGCAGGCTGAAGTGTTTGCCTACCTGAACATGGAGAACCAGCTTATCTCCAACGGCAACGCCCCTACGCACGAGATGACCATGCGCTGGCTAGAAGCTTGTGCTGACAAGTGGGAGAAAGACCCAGAAACCTTTGCCGCACGTCGCGGTTTTTCTGTGTTTGATCCTACGTCCTTGACCAACACACCACAGTTGGAAAACAAGTAATGCACCTCGTTGTCGGCACACCATGTTATGGGGGGATGATGTGTACTGAGTACACTCAGTCCCTGCTGGCGCTCAAAGAAGCGTGTATGGCCAACGGCATCAAGTTGACCTGCATATTCCTTGGGAACGAGAGTCTGGTGCAACGTGGCAGAAACACCATAGCGCATCACTTTATGCAGATGCAGGATGCAACCCACCTAATCTTTATTGACGCTGACCAGAAGTTTGTGGCAAACGACATTGCCCGAATGATTAAAGCTGACAAAGGTATTGTGGGTGGCCCAGTCCCTATGAAGGGGATTAACTGGGATAAGGTGCGTCAGGGCGCTGTTCTGAACCATCCTGCCCTGCACAAGCTGACGGGCATTTTTAATCTCAACAAGCTGGACGGTCACGAGATGATTAGCCCAGACTTGCCGTTTCAAGTAAAGCATATTGGCACAGGATTTATGTTGATCCGCCGCGATGTTTTTGAGAAACTACAGCCTCATGTGGGCTGGTATGACAACGGGGGTGTGACCATCCCCAAGGGCGAGAAGGTGTATGACTACTTCAAGGTACAGAACTACGACCACGAGCTTCTGTCTGAGGATTACAACTTCTGCCACTTGTACCGTGAGCATGGTGGAACCGTCTGGGCCGCACCTTGGTGCGAACTTGGACATTTTGGCGCATATTTATTTAGCGGGCAGTACGCCCAAGGAGCATGAAAATGGCACATCGCATGATGAAGTATCGTTTAGCCGCTGACGGCACAGTCCCTACATTTCTCTGCCTACACGCTGAAGGCGTTGGTGGTGTGTTTGTGGTTGGCGACCCCAGCACCCCTAGCCCCCGTGACATGGTTATGGTTGGCATCTCTGAAACCGATGATATTGGTGACGCTGAAGCTATCGCAACTAAAGCTGACCTGTTGGCGTATTTGACAACAGTGGGTGCAAGCTGGACACTACCTGACCCAGCACAGCCAAACAATCCAGAAGCTACTATTCCTTTCAATCCTTCAGCCGCTACAGACTGGGCATGGGGTCGTTTGGATGCACTGAACGCATAATCATGTGGGACTGGGCTGAAGCATTTATTGCGGCGGCCTGTCTAGTTGCCTTTGTCATTTATGGCACTTACATAATTGCATGGAGTTTGGTGTAATGTTTGACATCTTATCTGGTGGTTTACTTGGCTCCATCTTTGGTGGGCTGTTCCGCCTTGCGCCAGAAGTGCTCAAGTTTTTTGATAAAGCCAATGAGCGGAAACACGAACTGCTGATGTTCTCCCGCCAGTGTGAACTGGAACAAATGCGCGGTCAGATGAAGTTAGCTGAGATTGGCGCACAGCGGGAAGCCGCTATTGACGTAGGCGTTATGGATGCCTTTAACAACGCCATAGTATCTCAAGCTGAGATGGCTAAAGCCTCTGGTGGTTGGGCGGCATCTTTATCCGCGTCTGTTCGCCCTGTAGTTACGTACTGGGTGCTGTTTGTTTGGTCGTTTATCCACGTATGGTTTGCATGGAACGCATGGTTAGCTGGCGCCCCTGCCATAGAAGTGTTTAAAACCATGATGACACCAGACTTTTCAGCTTTACTTGCAGGCACAATAAATTTCTGGTTTTTAGATCGTACATTAGCCAAACGTGGGTTATGAACCTAGAACTAGCCGCCGCACTGTGTCGTCAGTTTGAGGGCTATCGGGCTAGACCGTACCTATGTCCAGCTAACGTAGCCACGATAGGCTATGGGTCTACTTACTACGCTGATGGGCGCAAGGTAACCCTTGAGGACGCCCCGATGGACGAGCCAACAGCTAGAGCGCTTTTGATGTTTGAGTTGGAGCATACGTATCTGCCCAGCGTCCTTCGCCACTGCCCTATTCTTGCAACTGATGAGCGCAAGTGCAACGGAGCCGTGGATTTTGTCTACAACCTCGGCGTTGGGCGTCTCCAAACCTCCACTCTTAAACGTAAAATTAACGCGCAGGATTGGGAAGGAGCCAAGGAGCAGTTGAAGTTATGGAACAAAGGCGGCGGTAAAGTTTTGGCTGGTTTAACCAAACGTCGAGCGGCTGAGTGCGCCTTGTTTTAATTGAAAAGGCAGATTAAAATGTCTCAACGAATTTAAGAGGTGAACGCATGGCGACTGCAAGTGTTATGACCTATACCAGCTTGGTCGAAAACATCCAGTCTTATCTGGAGCGTACTGACACCGCCACGCTGGACAAGATCCCCCTGTTTATCATGCTCGCTGAGCAGGTTATTGCCTCTCAGATCAAGTTTTTGGGCAACCTGACTGTTAATACCAGCACCATGACAATTGGCGCCAACGTGATTGATAAGCCAGCTCGTTGGCACAAAACAGTGTCCATGAACATTACAGTATCTGGTGAGCGCCAGCCAGTCTTTAATCGTAGGTATGAGTACCTGCGCGAGTACTGGCCTGACCCCGCGGAGACGGAAGTCCCAAAGTTTTACTGTGACTACGACTACACCCATTGGATGGTGGCGCCTACGCCTGCCGCGGCTTATGATTTTGAGGTACTGTACTACGAGCGCGTTCAACCTTTGGACAGTTCTAACCAGACTAACTGGTTTACCATCTATGCCCCCCAAGCACTGCTTTACGGCGCTCTTCTCCAAGCTATGCCGTTCCTTAAGAATGACGAGCGCATTCCTATGTGGCAAGGTCAGTACAAGCTGATCATGGACATCTTGACGGCTGAGGACAAGTTGCGTATTGCAGATCGCCAAGCGGTCGCCAATGACAGTTAAGGACTAACATGAGCTACAACTCACCATTTACAGGTAACGTCATTCAACCGACGGACGTTTCTTTTCGTGCTGTTACGCTGAGCGCTAACACTCAGTTGGAGTGGCCTATCAACGGGAACGCCACTGACGACTTTGCCGCTCGCATCATGCAGGTTACGGCTACAACCACAAGTTTGAGCTTGTTCATGCCTCCTGCTAACCAAAGCTCGGTAGGTAACGACGCGCTAATTCGCAACGTCGGATCTAATACTTTTACGGTAAAAACCTACGAAGGCGCCAGCACAATTATCTCTATTGCCGCTGGTGAGTCCAAGTACGTCTACATCACAGCTAACCCCACGACGACTGGGACATGGGGAAACATTTCCTTTGGCACAGGTACATCGTCTGCTGATGCCTCTACATTGGCTGGTTATGGTTTGGTTGCAAGCGGTTTAACTTTAAACCAAAGTCATCCAGCACAAACTCTTGTGACTGCTGGAACCTTTGCCGTGGCAGATAGAGCTCAAACTTCTGTGTGGACTGGAGGGGCTGGTACTTACAACCTCCCATCAGCTTCGACCATTGGGAACAACTGGTTCACGTTGTTTAAAAACAGTGGTACGGGTTCAATGGTGATATCAGCCGCTGACAATATTGATGGCGCAGGAACAAAGACCTTTGCGCCTAATGAGTCTGCTTTTATTGTCAGCACTGGTGTAACCTATCTGACAGTAGGTTATGGTGTTAGCAATCAGTTTTTCTACACGTCTTTGGTTAAGGCTGTTGTTACAGGGTCGTACACTTTAACTTCAAGTGAAGCGTCTAACACCATTCAGACCTACACAGGAACTTTGACTGGCAACGTCACAGTGGTTTACCCACCTGTGGTGAACTTGTACGTGATCAAGAACTCTGTAACAGCAGGCGGTTTTACACTTACCGTAGGGACTGGGGTTGGCACATCTGTGGTCATTCCCTCTGGTCAACAGGTAACTTTGGCTTGCGATGGAACTAACTTCTTTAATGCCAACACATCTCAAGCGGGATCGGTTACATCGGTTTCTTTGGCTGATGGCACTGTTGGTGTTCCTTCTTTAAGCTTTGCTAGTGAAGCTACCACAGGTGTTTTCCGTGCTGGCGCTGGTCAATTTAACACTTCTATTTTGGGTGTTTTAAGGTCTACGCTTTCAGCAACGGGATTGACAATTGTTGGTGGCGTTGCTGGGACAACAGGCGCTTTTTCAGGCGCAGTTTCTGGGACAACAGGCGCTTTTTCAGGCGCAGTTTCTGGGACAACAGGAACATTTTCAAGTGCGGTTGTTGGTAGCACCACTGGAACATTTGGTAGTGGCGTTACTGGTGGTATTGCTGGGGGCACGTTTTGACTAAAAAGGTCTTTGCGCTTGACACCAAGGCTGGGATCCAGCGCGATGGAACAGTCTTTGATGCAGACTGTTACGCTGACGGTCTTTGGGTAAGGTTTCAACGCGGTCGCCCCCGAAAGATGGGTGGTTACAGACAGATCACCGCTGGGATTTCAGGCCCTTCCCGAGGGATCTACGTTAACCCACAGCAGAGCTTTAACAATGTGTTCAATGGGCACTCTAAGGGTTTGCAAGTTGTTCCCATTGACAACAACGGCGTTGGGTCTGGAGTGACTGATCTGACGCTTTCAAACTTCACTGCATCCGATGACAACCTTTGGCAGTTTGATACGTTCTATGACTCAAGCGGATCTGGGGATAATCTGTTGTTGGCGCACCCCGGTCAATCCCTCTCTCTCATAGACAACAACGTCAACACCCCCGTTTTAGGTGGCAACATCACTGGCACTTCTTTGTCAGCCATCGGCGTATTTTCTTTGTCGGTGTTTTTAAACTCCACCACGACCATGTACCTGTCGACCAGCAATCTTCAGATTGGTGCTGGTCAGTCCATCTCTGGAACTGGTATTCCCTCTGCTACCACGGTTGTCTCGTCTAATTTAAGAGTACCTGTTCTGAACGCTGTAGCCGTGACTGGTGTTGCTGGTCAGTGTTCCTGCACCTCTACGACTGGTTTGTATGTTGGTCAGACAGTTGCTGTATCTGGCACTAACACTGGAACTGCTACAGGCATTACATCTGGCGTGACGTTCTTTGTCATTGCCACCAACTTTGCTACAACTTTTACCTTGTCTGCGTCCTCGGGAGGCCCCGCCATTGTCACCACCGCTGGAACAACAACTGGCTTGGTGTTTACGCTTAGTCAGATTCAAGATGTGGTAATTTCTGCCGCCGCAACAACGTCTGGCGCCTCTACAATAACCTTTGACAACAATGTTTCCGTCTCTGGTGGTGTTGTTTCTCTTCACCCCTACGTGTTTGTTTATGGCAATGACGGACTGATTAGAAACAGCTCAGCAGGCAATACAAATGATTGGGTCTCTGCGGACGCCAATGAGGTCTCTGTAGCCACAGGAAAGATTGTCCAAGGGCTACCTGTCAGGGGCGGCTCAAACGCGCCTTCTGGGCTGTTCTGGAGCCTTGACAGCCTTATCCGTGTGTCATTCATCGGTGGCGCAGGAACTCCCCCACAGTTTTGGCGCTATGACTTGATTTCGTCTCAATCGTCTATTCTGTCTTCTCAATCTGTAATTGAGTACGACGGTATCTATTATTGGTGTGGTGTTGATAGGTTCTTACTCTACAACGGTGTTGTGAAGGAGATACCTAACACATTTAACCAGAATTACTTTTTTGACAACTTAAACTACGCCCAACGCGAGAAGGTTTGGGTGTCTAAAGTTCCACGTTTTGGTGAAATCTGGTGGTTTTATCCTCGTGGAACTGCAACAGAGTGCACTGATGCAGTTGTTTATAACGTACGTGAAAACATCTGGTACGACGCTGGTGAGGCTCTTGGAGCTCGTCGCTCTGCTGGTTACTTCTCTCAAGTTTTTACTCGCCCAACTTGGGCGTCATGGGAGACCAATGAGGTTGGTGGCGTAAACGGAATTACTTTAACTGCTGGCGGTACTTTGTACACCAACGGAACCTACACCAATCAAGCTCTGACAGGCGGTAGCGGATCAGGTGCCACAGCTACGATTGTTGTGGCTGGAGGTATCGTTACCTCTGTGACAATCTTTAGTAAGGGCAAGAACTACGTTGTTGGTAATACTCTATCTGCCGCAATACCAGTAGGTTCTGGGCTGATCATTACTGTCAATCAGGTGGTTGACTTTGTGTCCTTGTGGCAACACGAGATTGGTACTGACGTTGTTCAGGATACGTCAGTTCTTGCAATTGAATCTTTCTTTGAGACAAGTGACTTAGGCTTTGTTGCGGGAGGCCCTTCCCAGTCGTCTCCAGTTGGTGAGAACAAGTGGCTACGTTTAGAACGTGTAGAGCCTGACTTTATTCAAGAAGGCGAGATGGAAATCTATGTGACTGGTAGATCGTTTGCTCAGGCTAACGACGTGACGACGGGCCCCTACCCCTTTGATCCAGACACAGGCAAAGTTGACATGCGTGAACAACGCCGTGAGCTTCGTTTAAAGTTTGTCTCTAACGTGGCGGGTGGTAACTACCAAGTTGGTAAAATTATCTTAGACGCTGATTTGGGCGATGTGAGACCATAATGGCAACCATCCTCAACCCCGCACAAGTCTACGACCCTCGCTTCCATACCTTTGAGTCTTGGGCGTCTCTGATGTGCGAGCAGTATGCCTCTCAGCAATTGTGTATACCAGACGCAAACACGGATTGGAAAGAGTGGGCGTCTGGATTAAAGGCGATTGATGTGTTTACGAACGAGGGCATCCCCGGCCCCTTTATCTACGACGACTGGCATGAATGGGCTGAAGCCCTTCTTAACGCTGTTAACCCATCGGTGAACTGATATGGCACTGTTTGAAAGACTTACAGCCTCAAGCACACCTCAAGAGATTGCGGATGCCTACGCAGAATTTGCAAGTACGGCTGGTGGTGATAATGCCGCTAACCAAAAGTTAGCTGTTGATTATTTAAACACGTTGGGTGTTGATACACCAGCAATCAATCAAGCCTACAGTTTATACACAACCCCCACAACAGTTGTTAGTGGTTTACCGACAACTACCGATACAACGTCAAATGTCACGACTACTGGTGGTACTGGTGGTACTGGTGGATTGTCCAATTTAACTACAGACACCACCACGAACCTTGGCTCGACTACTGGAGCAACTACAGGTGTGACGGCTGGTGCAACAACTGGTTCAACTACAGGTGCTTTAACTCAAGCTACAACTGGAGTTGCAACTTCTGTTGGTGTTGGCACTACTACTGGTGCTTTGGATTCTGGCAATTTTAGTATGCCGGGTGGTACTAGCGTTGATACAGGCTTGACTGCACCTTTGAATAACACCAGCGCAGGTTTGTCAGCCCTAACAGGAGTTACCACTTCAACTGGCGTTGGTACAAGCACTGGTGCTCTGGATTCTGGCAATTTTAGTATGCCCGGCGGCACAAGTGTTGATACAGGTTTAACTGCACCATTAAATAAAACTGCCGTTACTAACCCATATGACGCAATCACAGCCGCATGGACAAGAGGTGACTACGCCGCTACTAATAATCTTATTGCAAGCGCAGGATTAACAAAAGCAGACATACAGTCTTACTACAACCTTGATGATGCAACCATGAATTGGGTGCTTAGTCAGGGTATCAAGACTGCTGACACACCTGCTGTAGTTACTACCACAGGAACTACAGGATCAACTGGATCTAGCGTATCTACTAGCACTGGTGGAACTGGTACAGACACAACAAGCGGTTTGTCTGTTCTCAATACTTCAGTCAGCACTGGAACTTCTTTAGGAACTGGTACAACTTTAACGACTGCACCTGCCGACAACATAACTAGATCGGGATTAACTGGGGTTTCTGGTCAGATGGTTATTGAAGGCGATGATATTGAGACACAGATTGCTCAATTGCCTCAAGAATATGCAAATTGGGTACGTTCC